GGAATAGGTTTCATTGGTCTCTGGCGTGTAGGCCAACTAAACCTTAAACCTTACCAGGCCCAGGGACGCGTTAATGTGGAAATCTTGTTGAGTCTTAATAGACTCAATATAAGTATACACTAATCCAACATTGTAAAGTTTTCTATCAATATTTTGTCTGTTGCAATATTGAACAGCTTTTGAATTACGGGATACAAGATTGGTGACTGAGCGTTATAAGGTGGCACATCCATAACAGAAAGAGAGCGCACCGTTTTGAAGTATTCTCTATCTTTTTGAATTTTAATTTCAGTTTGTTTTACAAGTTTTTGCTCCCATTCAACCATACCTGTAATACCTACAGGAAAGTCAGATGGCTCAGGAGGAAATAATTTATCCCTAAATTTAAGAGCATAAATATGTTTGCAGTATCTCAACTCATCCAATAATGGAGTCCAGTTATCTGAAATAGTAAGAATAATATCTTGAGAAATTGAGTTACTATCGGTTGACAACGAGAATGTACTGTAATCGTCGTATCCAGGCATGCCTTCTGCCGTAGAACCAGGGATGGAGATGTTAGAGGTGCTTCTTTTGTAGATCGCACCAAACTCTCTATAGACACCAGGGTTGTCACGTGTTGCTTTTATATCCGTGTTTGATGCATCAGTAACTGTGTAATCCAATTCAAAGCCTTGAGGCGCATAAACGTCTAATTCACGATTAACACCAGAGGGGGTCATTGCGCTGTTATTAACTACTCCATTAACTTGAGTAACTTCAAATCGACCGGGTTTAATAACTGATACATTAGTTCTTGGAAAATATTTCTTGGAATTAACTCCACCACCCATTACAAATGAGTAATCCCTTCTAGTAAAATCTTGACAAGTGCATGCATATCTCGATCCCGTAATCAAAAATCTCCCTGGAGTAAAACCAATCGGAGAAGGTGTAATAAATTGTTTATCTGGTGATACGTAAACAGAACCTGCTTTTTTAAATGTCAGAACACCCGTATCTTGATTGATTGCAACAACAACAGCTTGAACATATCCATATCTTGTTTGAGTTTGTGGATTAATTGTGTCACTTGTAATAATTGGACCATCTTCAACAAGAACTCTATCCTCAAAAATTTCTGTATTGGCTGGTTTTAAGCCGTTGGGCTGTCCTGCCACTGGTATATAGAAAGGAGAAGGAAGTGTATTTGCTGCGCTCCAGGTGCCGGTTAATTTTACGTACCAATAACTTGAATCTTCTGTAATACTTTCCACGGAAAGCTTTTCAGTGCTAACCGGATCTGTTAATTGATCTGTGCGTAAAGAACCTGCATAACGCCAAATAGCCCAATGCATGCCAAGTTCTTTATTGCTTGTCGGAAAACCAACAAACGCACCAGAGATTACAGTATTTGAATTCCCAGTGCTTGCGCTATCTGGTGTTTCATATTTGAATGAGAACGTATATTCGTTGCTATATGTATAAGCGTTGGCAAGTTCATATCCCTTTCTCCACCTTGACCAAGCTGATTCCCTATTGGCAGCGTAGATCGAATCTGGGACGCTGCCCCTAGAGAATTCTGTTGTGATTGGTTTAATGACGCCTGGCGTAAATGGCTTTACTTCTTGAAAATTACCAAAGTTATTGCCACTTCTTTTGGCCATTTATCAGAAGAAACCACCCTGAGCAATTACGTGTGCACCAGGGTTGTAGCCAGAGATGTTGGGGCCGTCCGGGAAAACACCGACGTACAGACGGTCGCCACGCTCTAAGTACACTCCTTTATTGCGAAGAGGAGCAGTACTGCCCAGGCCAGTGGTATTGCCAGCAGACACAACAGGAGCAGCAAGAGCCGGCAGGACATCCGAACAATCAACCTCCTGCGTGTTAGCCGGAACAGTCTTGGCGAACACAACACGGTAGTCCCCGGAGGCGGGAATAGGGTTGGTTGTGCCGCGAGTATGGTACAACACAAAGGTCACGGCCGGTTGAGCGCCGTAGTTGGTTCCGTTGTACGTAAAGCCCTGCGTGATGCCCCCAGAGTAGTGGATAGCCGTATTAACGCCCGTCAGCGCGGTCGTACCGGTGTAGGTGTAGTAACCGACTCCATTGCTTGCTCCGCTGCCCGTAAGGATGCCTGTAGCGGTCACGTTGGCGATCTGCCCGCTAACAAAAGAGACAATTGTTCCAGACGTTGACGCACTTACTGTGTAATCAGCAGCACGATAAAAATCATTACGAACAATTTTGACTGAATCGACGACGCCACCATTGTTATTATCTTCACTTAACGTTGCATCCATGTCGACCAGAATCGCCGGAACCTGGCCACCCTGAACAAAGAGGGTGTTGTTGGCTGCACTACCAGCAATTTGAGTAGTTATCCTGACGGCATCATAAAGCGGCCTGTCAATAAAAACAGGGGACTTGTTTGTGGCGGTCGACGACATGTAACTGTACCTAGGTTGTTTTTATTATAAATCAATTAGACGCCCATGTATTGGGAAAGATTGCCAAAGGGTGTATCGGGCATCTTTGCTTTTGCGGTAAACAGTCTCTCAGGATTAGCCTGAAGGTTTAAAAAGTTTTGAAAAAGGTCAACATCTTTATCTAATTCTTTTCCTGCTTTGGGCTGAAACGCAAACCTTTTATTTGCAATATAGCGAGAGGTTTCCAGGGGATAAAGTCGGTAATCACTCAGACCAGACCTGGAAATATCTCCAGGTAAGTAACTATCTGAATCTACGTATTCAGAAAACCTAGCCATCACGCCTCCTCCTCTTCATTGAAGAACATCTTGTAAGCATTAAGAAAATTTTGACTATCGGGAAGAGGAAGTTGCTCTGCCGCAGGCAAAGAAGAAAGCCCTGGGAAAGAACCTGCCATTGGTATGTATTTCATAATGCTTTGAAGAAGAGATCCTGCCTGTTGATTTCCTTTTTGAACGGGTGTTGAAGCTACAGGAGCAGCAGGAATGGCACCTGTAGAGGTTCCTGATGCCAGGTTTTTCCACCATTCTTTGGTTGGAGGTCTTTTTCTTTCATTAAAAAAAGTATTCTCACTTAAATCTGGAGTAGCACCAAGCTCTTTTAATTTTTGTGGAGTTAAAAACCTGCGTTCTCCTTGTACAACTGCAGGAATTAAATTAGTTGAATAACTAAGAAGATTTCCTGTATCACGCAAATATCTTGTACTGCGAAAATCAGTGACACCACCAAGCTGTTCTGCTGTGCGAGAAAGTTCTTGTTGGCCTTCTGGTGTTGAGTAATATGCGCGAGCCTTTTCAATTGATGGATTGGAAGGATTGAATCCACCTTTTTTTAAGACTTCATATTGACCTGGATTCAACCAACTACCAGAAGATCCGAACTGAGGATTATGATAACGATTGAGCATGGACGCAAGCGTGCCAGGCTTTACCCCCTTCACTGGATCTCTTGATTCTCGAGAACCAACGTCCAGAAGTTTGTTTAAAAACGAAGGGGAAACTCCAAAAAGAGGTTGAGGGGCCATTTCAATTGTTTCCTTATTCTCCTACCCAATTTGAATCTGCCTTAAGTCCAGGGACGAATACTGCTTGAAGAGCCACAACTAAACTCAGTTTGGCAGTGAGACGACGAAGGAAATTACGGCAAAGAATCATTGGGTTACTGCGAGGACGCTGGTCTCCGTAGATCAATTGATCTGTTACCCAGCAGGTGGACTTACCCACAAGTGTGGCGCCAAGTAACCCTAGTTTACCAAAGGGTTATTTTAAGCGTCCTTCAAACGCACGCTTGAGTAAAGCAAGTTGCGTCTGAGTCAAATTCTCAGAAGAAGGGACGTTAAATCCTTGTTTAAACACGTTCTCTCCAATCATTGAAGGAGGTATCTGCCCTGGAGCACTGACACCAAGCTGTTGTGCGTTTGCGCCCATACCAAAGGCATTCATGCTACCGGCTTGTGCTGAACCAGGGAATTGCACTCCACCAGGGGCGCCAACTTGTTCACTGGACTGTTGATACGTGGCTTGCGTAACGCCAGGGATATCTTTACCAAATACTTGAGATCCCGACATTGCTGCAGATGTCTGGTAACCCACTTGTCCAGGCCTTACTTGTTTTGCAAGCGTAGGATTGGTAGTCGCCCAGATCTGAAGACCAATTCGTTCTTTGTCTTCGGGACTTGCTGCGTTATATGCTTTGGTTAACTCAGCTACTTGATATTTTTTAACAAGAGGATCTTGTTCTGTAAGCTGAGCAATGCGAGAACGCTCTTGCATTTCAGCGCGTTCAATAGGAGTATCAACAGATGCAAATGTAGAGGCTTGTTGACCAGGGAAACCAGCACCTGGGCGAAATTGCTCTGCTGCTTGACCTGCAGCTAATTCTTCTCTTGCATAAGTAGAAGTTAATCCAGGCATGCGAGGACGTTTTGCAGCATCCAAGTTGAGTCGCCTGTTACCAGCTACTGCTACTGGATTAGAGCCGACATATGGCCGCTTTTGCCCAGGGGGTGCAAATTGATTTTCAACTGCTGTGCCAAAATTCTGCAAAGCAGTAACAATATTATCCTTTGGATTTAAAATGCTTTGCACCATTGGAACAATGGATGCTGCTCCGCCAACTACTCCTCCTAATCTTCCCAATAAAGCTCCTGGTGAAATGTAACCGGACATAATTACCTCAAAGCCTGATGTAAATAAATGCGTGATCCAACGGCGGTATCTGCGGGACCAGGGATAGCCTGAATGAATTCAGCGCCAGACCTTTCGTAACGATAACGAGCTTGGAAAGGATCTTTATAGTTAGGCACGTAAAGAATATGTGCCAAACGATTTGTCTCGTACAAATAAACTTCATCCCAGACTTTTAATGCTTCTTTAGCATTGCTGGAGCGAATTGTACGATCAACGTCACCGACAATATTCTCAACGCGGGTTGAAGGCGTTAATGCAACTTCAGTTTTCTTTTCGGCCGTATCGCAACGACCAATCTGAATAATGATCTTGTCGTAAAAATAAGAGTCCGGGACAGTGTTAAGTGATTCCTCTAAACGAGCGTAGTCACCAGCAGGAACCGAGACCACGTAGTAACCTAGGTGGTAACGAACTCTACTCTTATCAAAATCACTGAGCTGCACAGCTTGTGCCCTATTTAATCTTCATTATAAATTGAAGTAATCAAGCAAAGAGTTTCATTGCTTGTTCAGGAGTAATGATCCCTGCTTGCAGGGGAGAAGGTGCTTGCGTTGATGCATTGCGACGTGCTAAAGCAGTTTGTAAAGCACCTGCAATTAAAGTATCCTTCAAAGATTTTTCACCTCCCAAAAGCGCAGCTAATAACTCATCATTCCTTTGCTCATTTTGTTGCCTACTATCTCCAGGGAGCTGGGGAGCCTGAGGGATTGCCCCCAATACATTTACATCCCCTGCTTCAGGACGATCAATATTGCCGTGACCAACACGTGCAATAACACGTCCACTTGGATCCAAGGACTCAGAGAAGTATCCATAACCCCCGCCGGAACCTCGTCTTACTTTCCCTCCAGCAACAGCAGGTATATAAATAGATGCGTCTTCTACTGCACCTTTAGCGAATCGATTCTTGCCTATAAAAGGTGTAAAGTAATCTAGTGATTGCCATCCAGTATGTTGACTGTGTCCGTGTGCAGCAGCAGCTCTCTTTAGTAGAGCTGCTTTCTCAGCTAACTTTGCATCTAAATTCCAACGTTGACCGGAAACTGCAGCATTAGAAAATTCAATTTCTCTTCCAATTGATTTGTTTTGTCTTGCAATAGCATCAACCATCTTTACCTTTTCAGCAATAGGCAAAGATTCCAAAAGTTGTAAATCTTGATGATAAGGAGTTCCGCTCCCACCTTTTCCTGGTGGGGCAGTGAATCCAGATCTTTCTGTATAATACGCCATTATTGTTTTCTTTTTATTCTAAAACTAAAAACCCCTGGTTTCCCAGGGGCTGTAAGGAGATGTAGTTTAGATGCGAATTAGATCAGCGGCAAAAACGGAGTCCCAATCAACTCGACGAATTTGGCGCAACTGGTCGAGATTACTGAATCTTTCACCGGAAAGTGACAGTTGTAAATCTTTAATCTCTCGAGCAGTCTTTAATCCAATTCCCTTGATATAATCTGCAATCATCTGTGCCGTAGCACCGTTGATATTGAGACGCGTATCAGGAGGAAAGTTGCGAGGTTCTTCGTTAGCGGCTTTGTCTTTTACTTGAAGAGTTTTTACTTTTTTCGTTGCTGGTTCATCAGGAGAAAGTTCGGTTCGATAGGCGGTATAAAGGCGACCGTCTTGGTCTTCAACCATAAACCAATCGCCATTATCCCATTCGCTAATGATTCGAACTCTTGCTCCTGTTTTACAGTGACGATGAAGAATCTCTTCAGAGAGAATAGACATAGGACCAGAAAATGTATCTGGTCCTAGTTTAGCCTAATCAGCTAACAGTGCGACCCAGGAGGTAGCCGTCGATGTCTTCGTAGCCAGGAGCTTCATCGGGTTGGATGTAGCACACTTCAACAACGAAGTAACCGGTGCGGCCAGCGGCTTTGTCAGCATCGGAGAGATACCAACCAGCGGCGGTACCACTGGTGACAGTAGCAGCAGTACGCGAGAACACTTTGTAAGTGGCAGCGCTAGTAAGCTCTTTATAAACGTTAGTAGCCGTAACACCTGCAGCACCAGTAGCGGTGAGGAAAGGGTTCGTGCTAAAAGCGGCAGTACCACCAGCAAAGAAGATTTCGCCTTCTTGGCCACCGGAAACAGTGCTGCTCAGGTTAGCTTGGGCAACACCTTCGCCAACAACTGCGTTAGAGGCAAGGCCAGTAGCAAAAGAGATGACGCGACCAGTGGTGGCATACACACCAGAAGCAACGCGGCCATCGCCCCAGCCCGAAGCAACCGAGATGGTTGCACGATAAACGTAAGCAGGAAGGGTCGAGGAACCGCTAATCACCATACCGGTGATGTCAGTGCGGGTGTCATCGTTCCGATAAGGGGAAGGAACAATAACGTTACCGGAAGCAACAGCGCCATCACCGGAGTTGGTGGTGACGGGCACATAGCCACGCTGTTGGAAATAACGATAGCCAGGGATAGCCAGCACCGAAGTGGGGCCACCTTTCGAACCATCATTAACACCAGCGTAGTCGGCGTCAATGTTCTTGTACCAACCGTTCAGCGGCTCTGCCCAGTTACCAGGGTAGATTTTTTTAGACGAGAGATAGGTCATTTATTTCTCCGTATGGTTTACTTATGGTTTACTTATCAGACGTTGCCGTCATCAGAGACGAAGCTGTAAGCGGTGGTGATGAAGTCTTTGTTCAGAACTTCGAAACCAGCGTACAGTTGCCAGATCAGAATAATGAAACGGCTGAAGTCGTCGTTATTGTTGATCAGCACCTGAGCATTAGGGCCACCGATACCAACGCCAACGGCTTGAGGGCCAAAGAAGAAACCTTGAGCAACTTCTTGGCTGGAGTAGGAAGCAGGGCTGGCAAAGCTAGCCGAAACAGTCTTGGTGGGGAAGTTGGTCGACTCGAAGAACTTCACACCTTCAAACTGAACACCAGTCGGCATGACGGGTTCACCAGCCAGGAAGTAAGCCTGACCAGCTTGGGGACCCATGTAGAAGCTGGCGTTGTTAGGCATCATGGGGTTACCCATGTACATGCCTTGACCAGGATTGCCGCTGTAACGAGCGATCTCACGGAAGTCAGAATCACGACGCAGGTGCATCATGAAAGTGGGATCGCAAATGCAACGATACAGACCATCGGTGAAGGTCGGCACGTTACGCTTACGCATATCCTTGACAACGGTCAGCAGGTCGGTACGAACCGAGAATTGCTGAAGGTCGGCAGTATATTCGGCAGCGGTGTAGGTGATTTGACCAGAAGAGTTCTTGGTCTTGCCACCAGGGAAGAAGTAGCCGCCTTGGGTGGTAGAAGCGACACCATTGGCTTCGGCTTTGGCCAGTTCGTCAATGAAGACGCGGTCACGCCAACGGCGATAGTCGTCAAGCAGCGTCAGGCTACCGATCGACTGGTGGAACATATTCAGGTTGCCGGTATCCAGCAGCAGACGCTGGGCGGTAACCAGAGTTTCACGGGCAATCTTGAAGGTCGAAGGCTGAGTCGGATCGCCCGGGTCAGCAGGACCGGTGTATTCCTTAAGCACCACCAGGACTTTTTCCTTGGTGATGTTACGGCTGTTAGCAGTACCAATGGTCTGGTCAGCAATGCGCTCACGGCTGTCCTTAGTACCAGGAGTACCCCAGAACTTATAGCGGTCGAGCTGAACGGTTTGACCAGGTTGACGAGTAAAGTCGTGAACAACAACAGGCTCTACGGCCATTTCGCAGATGTACGCCGGGTGGGGGCGATACAGCTCTGCACCCAAAATCTTGGGAAAGTCGGTATCAAGAAACACTTTAGTTTATCCTCCAGTACGCAGGACTTTGTCGGGTGAAAGATTCAGACAAGATTTGTCTTATCTAAAACAAATTTTAGCAGTTGATAATTTATCAACTAATGTAACGAAGAGTAGGGGTACTTGAACGTGCCCCTGGTGTATTACTAGAAGCCATAAGTTCGGGATCAGTAATAACATTCTGATTGAAACCCGGAACCCCCATTGCTCCTGGAATAGCCCCAAGGGCTACACCACCCAGGCCAGCCGTAAGTGCTCCAGCGGGAACAGCAGCGGCGGCAATACCTTTTTGAATATTACGTTCAAAAGGCGTTCCTTGTGTTTGGCCCCCTAGGACTGCAAGTAACTGTTGATTACTTGCTGCTGCTTCAAGTTTTTTGTTAAGACTTGCAGCCATTTTTTGACGTAAGCCACCTTCGGAACCTTTTTCCAGGTCCCTTAGAACAGCCCCAAGGATTGGAGAACCTCCTTCGGCAATTGCTTTACCCGCGTAGGGCGCCATGTATTTACCAGCTAGACGCGCACCTAATAAGCCACCCCCAGCACCAAGGGCGCCAGTAGTTCCGGCGAGAATTGCTGAACCTGGATCTTCACCTTGAGAAAGGGCGTACCCACCCGTGGCTAAGCCAGCGGCAGCAGGTACACCGTATTTAAGGAGTGAACGCATCGCCTCACTCCATCACAAACAGTTTGTTAGCCAGGACTTGAGGTTGAGCTTGGTTGATGACGCGCCAGGCATTCTGGGGATCACGTGCCATCACTTCGTTGAAGTTGCCCCAGAAGTTTTCAGGTTGCTGAGGAGCGGCGGCAGCAGGAGGTGCAGGGAATTGACCATACTGAGGATTGACGGGCTCAGTGCGGTAACCAGGGGTTTCCAGTTGCTGCTCACTTTCGTACACAGGGTACGGACCTTCAGGACCAAAGAACTTCAGCGTGTAATCGCTGAGAACATCAGGATTGGTCAGAATTTCGTTGTAAGCCAGGTTCTCCTGGTGCTCT